AGATTACTATCGACTTTGGTACCAAGACCGTGCCAAGGTAACTCACCTGCGTATGCCATTGTTTCAACCATGTGTGCCATAATATAAAGTCCTCCACAGACCAATTCAATTTACTAGTTAATTCTATCAAAGAAAAACAAAAATGTCAACCGTTAATTTTTAACAAGTTCCAAATGTTTGCATTTACCACGAAACTTGTATCCTGGACAAGTACATGTTCCATCAATTACCATGTACTCATTACCATTCGAGCTTTTGTACACCAATGCACCTGCTGGTACAAAGTGATGTACTTTAAGTTCTTCGGGTATTTCTTCGTCGAGCTTAAGAAACTTACGACGACTGCGATCAAATCTCATCTTACCAGATAAGATTTCCCAATCACCGCCGCTGGCTTTACGATAAGCTAAAAGCTTGTCACTAGTGCTGACAATATAATCATGATTGCTGGTGCGGTGTTCGCCCCAGTCAGTTATTTCACGAAGTACTTGCAACGCGGAGCTCCTTAATGATATTAGTTAAACCTTCGTAAGTTTGAAGATCATCAACAAACTTTTGACGAGCTCGCTGACGCTCAGCATTAATTTCAGGTCGCTGACGATTTTGAACTACAGAAGATTGTGATTCTTCGCTGGTCAACATATCGTAGATTTTTACGATTGTCTTTGCATGCTTATGCGCAATCCAGCACTTACGACCAGACTCGGTACGTACCCAATGCAATGGATTAGGATTACCAATAGAATCGACGATCTTACGAATCTGTATGATCATTTGAGTCTGCTTGTAATCAGGATTTAGTACTTCAATGTCAAGATCATCAATCATTAAATGCTCCTAGTAGATGATTGAACAAATTTCAAAAGTTTAGAATCTTCTTTAAGCTCGATTCGTACTTTATCATTTGAGTCACAAATGTGAGACTTGTGGAATTCGAAGCAGTTAGTTGCTGCATTAAGACTAGCAAAAGGCAATGACATCCAAGCTGCATCATTACGAGTTACTTGTACAATATACTTAGTATCCATATACTTCTCCATTTTGATGGTACCATTCTACCATAGTTTTTTGTAAAAGTAAAATAAAAAAAACCCTTAGAAATCAATAACTTATGTGACCGCCTATGTAAGTGGTTGATTTCTAAGGGTTTTATTTTTTTGGTAATTTTAGACTTTTTTGTTATAAGAGGCCTCTATGATATAACTCAAAGAACTTTTTGGTCATAGGTACATAATTCTGACAATCCTCAATAAAGACAATAGGATCGTCTTCATGTACTGCCATTAGGATTACAATCTGTTCTACTTCAAAACCATAATGTTCTTTTGCCATTTCGGAATAAGCAGCACACTGCATAAAATAGCTGGTGATATCTTTCTTATGCTTACGGCGCTTAGATGTTTTAAAATCGAGTAATGTATTCTTACCATTATACTTACATAGTAAGTCTGCAGTACCTGCAGTACGCAATTCATTAGAATACATTTGTAATTCAATACCGTATACTTCATCGACATTGTCATCGAGGTATGGTTTGATTTTGAGGAATCGACTGACAGGAATAGGCATGTCTTCACGCCAGGTAGGATCATTGAGCATGTATTTTTCTGCAACATTGTGTACTGCTGTTCCAGCTGATGAAGCCTGACGAGCAATTTTATTTGCTTCAGCTTCACCTACACGCTTACGCCATTCATGTAGTTTCCTTTGTCCGAGTTTGCCAAGGACTGTAGTGACCGATGGATACTTATCACCAGAGTCAGTCACATACAGTCGTTGACCCTCCTCGTTAATTCGCTTTAATTTTCTGGGTTCGAACAGTTTATGCACAAAGCCCGAGTTGTTCTCTTGCAATGATATACTCCTTCACCAACAAACTGCGGACAATGTCATTTTCGTTGAATTCAACGTGTTCAAAGCCTGATAGTGTATCAATAATTTTCATAAAATTAAGTAGACCGTTTCTCTCCTGTTGTTTGGTCAGGTCACTTTGCCTAAAGTCTCCACAGAATACAACTCTACAGTTTTCTCCTATTCTTGTTATGATTGAGTCTAATTCGTGGAAATTCATATTATTTACTTCATCTATTATAACAATAGTATTGTCTAATGTCAACCCTCTGACAAAAGACGTACACATAAAGTTGACGAGCTCTTTGTGTTTTAAAATGTCATATGCGTCGGCGCGGCCAAATAGTTCATTACAAATTGCCTTGTATGGTTCTTCATATACTCCAATCTTTTCATCTTCTTTGCCGGGCAAGAACCCAATATCACGTGTAGGTACTACGCTCCTTACGATAGTAATGTTGTGATAGATTGAACTTGGATCCTCGAATAATTCTCTAAGCGCGAGATAGAGGGAAATGAATGTTTTTCCTGTGCCGGCCATGCCGTGGAGAAGAAGATGATCGCCGTGGTCATAGGCGTCAAATGTTAATTGCTGTGCAAAGGTTTTTGGTTCTACATCAAATAGTCTCATTCCTTTCTGTGGTACATGAGTGCGCTCATCGAGTACACCGTTTTTACGAAGAGCTCTTCGCTGTCGCTTTGAAAGTGCCATATACTTACCTTCTTGTTGTTATTTGGGTTTCTATCTTATACTCGCCAATTCACACATACTAAAAAGTATTAATGTTACTATTCCTCCCTGATGCTTTTTTGACTGACTTGAGAATATCACGGAATCCCTCATCTGGTTTTTGGTTATAACCAGTTATAAGATTATTCCGCGAAGTGCTAATGATTCTAGTGAGGTGAGGGTTGTTGGCCGAGAATGTTTCCATCTCGGAAATTTTGTGGAAGTGTTCTTCCTGTTCACCAGTCTCAGAATTGAGATATACGTAGGTAGGCATGTTTTATTTATAATTTTCTTGTTCTAACAAGGCCTCAATATCATTGGACCTGAGTATATTTTGTACTCTTTTTTCTTGCTTATGTTCACGATACTCATGAATAAACTCACGTTGTCCACCGTCTTGAAAACGACGTTCTTCTTTGCGATGGTTACTTTCTCGTTTTGACTTGCTCATAATAGCCCCGGAAATGCTTCTTCAATAAGTTTAGATGTAATTCCCTTATATGGGATTTTTTTATCTTTGACTGCCAAAAGAAGTTTTGCTTCTTCTGGGTGAATTGATTCTAATACTTGAATAAACAATGTTTCTCGTCGAATTGGATGTAAATTCTCGTTGCCACCTTCAATAAACAAATACAAACGACGTGCTTCGTTATATAAGCCATTATCATTTTCTTCTGCTTCTTCAAACTCACGATACGGTGGATTACCATCAGGCAAAGCCCAAACAATTGATGGGTCGAAAGCATACTTAAATAATTGAAGCATGACTTTATTTGGATGGTGTGATTTAAGAAACTTTACCTTTTCTTTACGAGAAGAGATCTCTGAAGCTTCTTTAAGAATTTTACTAACGCGGGGAAGTGCCATTTTAAAACTCGCTAATATTTTCCATAAGATTTTTTAATTTGTTTTTGATAAAGTAGTTAAATAGCTTATCTCTACTTTTACCATCTTGGTTATCATATTGATCGTAAACCTGATTAATAATTCTTTCAGGTATTTCTTTCAGATCAATAAGCATTCTATTACGACAAAAATTTTGATAAATTTCTTGTGGCCATTCTGATCCTTCCGTATTTAAAAGCTCATGCATTTTTTTAACACGCAATGGTTTTTGTCGAGAGTCACTAACAAATGTATCGTCAGCGCTCAACACATTTGGTACACCATCACCAACATCACCTTTCATAATATGTTCATTGAGGAATGAGTCAGGATCATTGCATTTAATCCAACGCTTACGAACTGGATCATATTGACTTACATTAGAATACTTTTGTAATTGCTGAAAGTCTTTATCACCTGATAAAATAAGAATAGCATCACCGCCTAACTCTCTTCCATACTTAGCGCAAAGTGCCCCGATAACATCGTCGGCCTCTGCAGTTTCAACTTGGATAGTACGATATGGAAAGTATTCTTTAAGTTCGTCGCGGATTTTGTTGAGTGATTGAAAAATGGAATTCCAATCGAGATCTGATTGCTCTCTGCTCTTTTTACGACCAGCTTTATAGTAGGGAAAAATATTTCTTCGCCAATAGTTTTTATCGTCGCAAGCAATAACAAGTTCGCCATACTCTTTACCAAACTTAACGAGATTATATCGAATAGAATTAAGAATCATATGCCGTAAAATATTCTCATCGACATCTACTTTATGGCCACCAAGAGAAACCATAAGATTAGCAATCATTACTTGGTTAAGGTCTAAAATAATCACAATATATTTCCTTCACAATTTTATATATTCTACCACAATCACACAAAAATGTCAACTAGAAAAAGTCAAATTCTAATTGATCAGGATTTTCGAACATGACATAATTTTGGTCAGTATATAGTGTTTGCGAGAATCCTTGCATGGGATGAGTAATAGAATTAAACTTAAAGACGAGAGATCTTAGTGATTCAAACATGAGAGATATATCGTATACGTAATCTTCGTTAGATATATCATAACCATCATGGTGTAACTCTGTTAAAAGAAATCCAGCGTATTGATCGCACATATCCTCTAGATCTTCAGAGGCAGGTTTAAATTCTGCGTCGAGTCTTCTTTCAATAGGAAATCTGATAACATTGTTTTTTTCTTCCATGAATATATTTATCAAGTTCCATATCTAAACATTTTCCCCTGTATAGATCTATCTTTTGTATTTTCTATTAAACTTGTCAACATAGCGTTCCACTCATGTGTCCTACGTTCCCAACCATAAAATACATTAGAATAAGAAGATGCAGAACTATTAGGCTGATAATTTTCTTTAGCCTTTGTAACTGCGTTATCTAAAATGTTGTAAAAGATACCTGCATGCTGATTTACATCTTCATGCAATTGATACATTTGATTCCAATTGGCTGCTGTTTCTGGCAGGGCAGCATAGTTAGAATGAATGCAAATAAGTCCTGCCGACATAGCTTCCATTAAACACAAACAAGAAGTTTCAGCCCAAATAGATGGGTAAGCAAAAATATGAGATTTTTTAAGTGTATCTCTAATAACAGAATTGTCTACTGTTCCGTGATTAGTGATATGTGGATGCTCATCCATTTTATCAAACAAATCTTTAAACTGCTCATCTCGTTGTTCCCAACCATAAAGCTTAAAAGATGAGAAAACATCAAGATGAATATTATCATGCTTTTCACAAAGAGCTTGAAATACTGGAATTAAGATTTGCAAACCACGATGAGGAGTAGGCGTATATACAATGTTAACACCATCTTTGGTATCAGGTTTTTCATGCTCTTCAATTGGATCAATAGCGTTATGCAATACTACGCACTTCGACCAAGGAATACCATAGGCTTGCATATAACCTTGCATTTGCCAATTAGATACAAACACAAACTTATGAAACTTTTCTTGCTCATCTTTATCTTTGAGAAATTCAGATTCAGGATCACCTGGTAAATCATGAGCCCAGAAAATCCGAACTTTATCTTCCTGTAATTCTCTAACTCTCGATGAAACAATCTGGCATTCTTTTAAAAGATCTTTATTAACTCTTTCGGCAAGTTCTATTGTCATTTTTTCGGCGCCGCCCATCGAGTTTTCATTTGTTTCATTGCGAACAAATACGCCATCACGAATCTCAGCCATTACAATTCTTCTCTATCTTTTTTCAAATTATCATTCTTTACAGATTGAACTACACCACGATTTCCTTGGTTACTTTTTGCAGTAAATGGAAATAAACAAAGTGTATAGCCATTGCTATCTTTAACAGATCCCATAGGATAAACAATCTGATTTGTCTTTTTTACACGCCAAACGTCTAACATTATAAACTAACTCCTTTGAGCATATCATTCATTTCAATATGATTTTGATAATCGGCAACATATACATCATCAATCATAATATGTGGAAAGCCTTCTTGATCTGGAAACTGATCTAAGAAATCATCAATATCAACATCTGCTGATTCATCAGCGCCAACTTTAAGTTCTGTATACTCGATGTTGTTCTCTACAAAATAATCTTTTGCTACAACGCAGTGGCCACACCCATCGAGTGAATACATTACAACTTTCATTTTATTTCCTCTAAATGTCTTCCGTTAATTTTTCCGCCAACAAACTCGTTATAATAATCTTCTCGCAATAAAACATTTCTGTCGACTTGTTCTTTGAGTTCATAGTAAGCACATTGTGTTTTGCTATTACATAATAATAACACATGTCGCTCGATTTTGTCAATACCTATTTGCTCAATGTCTTGTAATAAAGATTTACTGGATCCATAATATTTTTTCCAGTCTGATTCGACTCTAACCTTTTTTCTTTTTCCTTTAACACTGCGCACTGCACGAGTCCAAAAGAACTTTTTACCTATGTATTGACGATTGTTTTGTTTGTTTTTGAGAAGATACACCATGCCGACATAGTTTTTTACGTCTTCACTCTGCAATGTTTTGCCATGATAAATCCACGGGTTTGGGTAGTCTGACATATTTTATTATAATATTAGATTCTTCAAAGAGCTGCTTTGTAAATTCAAAACTATCATTCCACTTTTGTTTATCAAAACAACTCTCTTCGATTATAACTTTTTTGATGCCAACTTGGATAACTCCCTTTGCGCATTCAGAACATACTGGAAGTCCATAAACATATAAACTAGCACCGGCTAATGATATACCATTTAAACATGCATTGTATATACAATTTTTTTCTGCATGTACTACATATTTATATTTTTGTTCACGGTCGTTTAAACGTTCCTCGGTGTCATCGATTCCAGCTGGAAATCCATTATAACCAGTGCTTAGTATTTTTCTATTTTTACCTACAGTTACAGCACCTACTTGCCTTGATGGATCTTTGGACCAAGTTGAAACTTCCTTGGCCATAGCCATAAAGCGTTCATCCCATTTCCCAATCTTCATCATATTCTTCCAAATCTAATAATTCAATACTGCACACTGGACAATAACTAATTTCAACATCATCTAATTCATAGTTAGCATCGCGAATAATAACATCCATCTTTACTTCGCACGACTGACACTTAATAGTTTGTTTGACAATGTTTTTCGACATTAAAGTGAAAATCCTTTAAAAGTTGAATCATCTAAATCCTTTTTGATTCCACCTACAATGTATGAAGTGATTTCTGTTTCTTGTGGTGCAACTTGTACTTCTGCTCCGCTAATCCACTTTTGTGTCCAAGGCAAAGGATCTGTTGTACCACGTGAATTACTTAAACCAATTGCATACATTCTTTTGTTTGTAATAAAGTCTACGTAGTTTGAAAGCAACTCATAATTAAGACCAATCATTGAACCATCTTTAAACAAATACTTTGCCCACTCTTTTTCTTGATTAGATACATCTTCAAAGATTTGTAAAACAGTTTCCCTTTCTTTTTCAGCAATCTTAGCAAACTCTTTATCTTCCTTTGGAAGTAATTTAATAAGTTGTTGAGTAGATGCCATGTGCACGTTCTCATCACGTGCAATAAACTTAATAATTTTTGCGTTGCCTTCCATTTTCTTAAGTTCAGCGAATGCCCAGCTGCAAGCAAATGAAACATAGAATCTAATACCTTCAAGTGCATTGACTGCATTCACTGCAAGCCATAGATTTCTCTTCGTTGGTTTATTAATTACATCATCATAATACTTAGAAATAGATTGTGCACAATCAACTATTTCTTCGATGTCTAACATTTCATCAAACACTTTCGATGGATCAGAATAAATGTTACGAATAATGTGAGTGTAAGATCGTGAATGAATAGTCTCACTAAATGTCCAAGTAAGAATCCAATTTTCTAACTCGGGCAATGAGCAAATAGGTAAGAACGCTTCAGCTGGTGCTCGGCCTTGCACAGAATCCAAAAGAATTTGGCGCTTTAAGTTACTAGTAAAGATATGCTGCTCATGCTCAGTAAGACTCTTAAAGTCTTTGCTATCGCGACTAATATCAACTTCTTCTGGTCGCCAAAAGAAACCTAGTTGTTTATCAGTTAACGTTTCAAAAATACGATAACGCTGTTTATCATAACGAGCAATATTAACACGCTCTCCAAAGAAAGCAGGCTGTGATTGTGCATCGATTTTTTTTGTAGTAAATACTGACATTAAATCCTCTTTATAGTTTACAGCTGTCGCATTCTTCTTCTACAACAGGTTCCAGTTCTTCGGGCGGGTCTCGTGTATCTTCAATCTCACCTGCTCCATCAAATGTATTATTATAATATAATTGCTTGCCACCATACTTATAAAACATCAGAATGTGCTTAAGCATTTCACTTAAAGGAATTTTTTCTTCACCATAGTGTAATGGGTTATAACTTGTATTAACAGAAATACCTTGGTCAATAAACTTTTGAAGTATTGCCATGATTTTAAGATAACCTTCTGGAGATTTTTGATCCCATAAGAGATCGTATTTATTCTTTAGGCTTCTTATACTTGGAACTACTTGTTTTAACACACCATCCTTTGATTGCTTAACTGAGATGAGCGATCGAGGTGGTTCAATACCATTTGTACTATTACTGATTTGTGCTGAAGTTTCAGCAGGCATTAGCGCCATTAATGTAGAATTACGAATACCAAAATTTTCAAGTTGAGCTCTTAGTCCATCCCAATCCATTTTATATTCTGGCTTGACCAATTCATCTACATCTTTTTTGTAAGTATCAATTGGTAAGATCCCATCGTTATATCGTGTTTCATCTGACTTTAGGCATGGTTGTTTTTCTA